CTCTTGGCCGTGATCGAAGATATATGCAAAGTGAGCAACACTAATCCAGTTCTTCTGGTCAATCTCACCATGCTCGTCAAATCCGACAGGCTTATCAGCTCCTCGTAATAGAAGCGTCATTTGTCCCATGTCACATGCTTCGACGTTCTCCTTAATCGTCTTATAAGTGCTGTGGATACCGTCGAACTCACCTTCGCCATAAACAGCGACAGAATAGCCACGAGCTACCGCCCACTTGATCAAATGTAAATGTGCTTTTTGCATCACGACACCTCCTTAATTGTTGGGTGGTAATCCTCGTCCTCAAGATCACGATCTATAGCCATGTCGATCATCTCCTCACGTATCGCCATTAACTTAGATTCCCAGAGACCGCACTGGTCGCCCCAGTCGTCATTGTGGGCAAACTTCTCTTCCTCGAGCGGGATACTCGCTTTCCAAATAGTTTCGGCCATGTTTCTGATAACCTTGGTCTCTGCCTGCCATTGCTCTCTAGTCTTCATGCTTTCACCTCGTCATTAGTAGTAGGGTTAGTAATCTTGGCCGCTAGATTCCAAGCCAACATAGCGCCATGCCATGCGGCTACCTTCTCCGCGCCATTCATGGCCTCAATGATGTTCGTTAGCTCGTCCATGTCTTCCGGTGTGTGCCAAAGGTTTACTGGGCTAATTGTCTTCATGCCGCTTGCTCCTTATTAAGTGGGTGCGGTGATCCGGTAAGTGTCGATCGTGATCGGCTATTAAAGTGCTTATTGAGTACCCTAGTCTTCAGCTCCTCGAACTGAGCTTCCAATTCTCTAAGCTCATCAATGTCAGAGTAATCTCTGCCAGACTGAAACACTGCGAGGCCATACAGGTCATTAATAGTACAAACCTCCCAACGCTCAAGGTACTCACTGCGACTAAGTGTCGTGCCGTCCTTATCTAACCAACTACTAACTGCTATCCGGTAGTTATCATCTGTAATACTCATGGTGTTCCCCTTACTGGTTATGTATACAGTAGCCAATTCAGGCTTGGCCCTTGCCTTGGCTCGAGTATAAACATAATCAATGTGTATAAGCAAGCAGATATATACTTAATGTGTGTATTTTATTAGATCGAGAATAACCTGGCACTAAACCGGATAGACAGAGCTAGATATTATGTGTCCACCCATGTAGTAAGTAACACGGTGTATGCCGCACACAATGAACAACTAAAAGATTAATCACTCAAGACAACTCACGCTAACTGATGCTCCCCTCATTAGTTGGCTTGGGCGGTCTTGGGTGATTACCTCTAACCGCCTACAACTACATCTATAACCTTAGCTTGGGTCTTAGTGGTAATGGTATGCAGACAAGGGATAGACGAGAGAGACAGCGAGAGAGGACGAGAGAGGGACTGAGGCCGCATTTGTAAAGAAGACTCAAGCCCTTGTCTCTATAATTTTCGCTAATGTCAGAATCTCCACCATCGTCTACCCTGCTGAGTAGCCAAAGAGGTCACGGATTATTTATCCGTTGCATAATAACTGTATGTAAATCAATGCCTTACCTGTTAAACGTAGGATTCCTGCTAGTTTTTTCGATAGGGGGTGCATTGTTCTTTATTTTCGATTTAACAATGTCGTTAAACCCCTTGTTGTTGTTGTTATTGTTCGACCTTTTAAAGAGGAGTAGAGATTTTGAAATACACATTTAGTAATGACTTTAAGCGTTTTGGCTACTTGCATTTACTTCCTGAGTTTGAACTGGGGGTAGCGGCCGATGGGTCTTTAAACCACATCCGTATTGCGTGGATAACACACGAACTTTGGATATCTATTAACAAAGAGTAATAATCATGGGATTAGAAAATAGCGGTAACAGTAATGGTAAGTTCATAGACAGTCTGGACATAAATTTCCCAGAGGCCACAGACGCACTCTCTCAGGCTGATGAGCATATACGTTATATAAAGGAGGCTGTAACCAAGTCCTTCCCAAACGTCACTGGTGCAGTCACAGCTACTCACGATGATCTTAATAAAGTAACAGCTATAAGCACAGACGGTAGTACCCCTAGTCTGGCTACTGGTATTACCTCTGATCAAGTCAAGACACTACTTACCATTGCAGATACAGCTATTACTACAAGTACAAACGGTAGCGGTGTAGTCACCCCATCGTTAGCCACAGGCGTTTCAGCCGAAGCGATTAGAACCTTGATCGGCCTTAGCGAGTCTGGCCTGTCTCTCCTTGCGCCTTACCCTGTGGGGGCTATTTATACCTCCGTAGTATCTACGAGTCCCGATAGTCTCTTTGGTGGTACGTGGGTTTCTATCGGCCAAGGTAAAGTTCTGGTAGGTAACGATGATTCCGTCCTAGATGCAGATGCAGGGACTCCAGACGCTGATCCCGATTTTGTTGCCCCCTCTACGGATGGCAGTGTGATGTTGATGGGCGGTTCTAAAACATACAGTACCAATGTAACCGTACCTAGAGATGGTTGGGGTAACGTACAGGACGGTGATCAGTTAGCAGAGCCTACTCCGGCAGGCCACTTAATTACTGGTGATGGAAGTAGCGACAACCAGAACTTTAATAACTTAGCGATTGCCTCTGATGATAGAACTTTTACTACAGCAACTTTCTCTTCACTACAGCCCTACATGGTTGTCTATATGTGGAAGCGTACGGTTTAACGTACAGAATAAGAAACAATGTATAACATAAGGAACAAAAGATGGGACAGCTATTACCAGTAAGAGATGTGGGTAGTATTGGAGTTGTCACAGATATACGTCCTGCGTCTTTACCGATCAATGCTTTTAGTAGAGCTAAGAACGTGAGATTTGACGAGGGTAAGGTAGGGCGATCCCCTGTCTTTAGAAACATTAAAGATCCTTTAGGATTCAACCCTAGATTCACCTACGGTGTCCCTTCTCACTCTAGCGGTAACTTTGCCTCTATTGTCTTGGTGTCTGACACCTATGAGTTTCAGGCTTATGCCAATAGTAGCTTAATATCTAAACAAGGAACTCTAGCCTCTACAGCGTCTAGCGGTAATCCTTTCACTGGCACTTCTCTAGCTGACATAGTTTATATAAACCGTATAGACCAACCGCCTGTCCACATGGCGAATGGTGGCTCACAGTTTCAAGAATTAGCAAACTTCCGTTCTACTGATTCAGACGGTAACACTGTCTTATGGAGAGCAGAATCAATCAGAGCCTATGGTGATTTTCTTATAGCTCTAAATTTAACTGAGGGCGGCACTAGCTTTCCCTCCAGAGTTAGATTCTCTACGCCTGCTTTAGCTAACAATGTGCCTAGCACATGGAACGAATCGGATACTACAGCCTCCGCAGGCTTCAATGATCTAGTACAAATGAAAACAGGCATAGTCGATGGTTTGACTCTAGGCACTGCGTTCATTGTCTACTCTAAAGATCAAGTGTGGTTGATGGAATTTGTTGGTGGTACATTCATACATAACTTCAGAAAACTCTTTAGTGACTGTGGTGTTATCAACCAAAACTGTATTGCAGAAATTGAAGGCGCACATTACGTCTTTGATCACAATGATATTTATATACACGACACTATCACACGCCAATCTATTGTTGATTCCAGAGTTAAATCTTATATCTTTGGTGGTCTTAATACATCCAAGCTAAACAGATGTTTTGTACACCACAATTCCGATTTAGATGAAGTCATGTTCTGCTATGTATCGGGTGACGATATGGCCGAGTTCACTAACGGTGACAGATGTAATAGGGCCGCAGTGTTCAATTACAAAAGCCAAACATGGTCGTTTGTAGATTTACCGAATGTAAGTAGCTCTACGCATGGAACTATTAGTTCATCTATAACTTACCAGAACAGCAACACTTACGAGACCATTGGTGGTTCGTACTATTCTCAAGAGGCAGGCTATGACGAACACAGTCTGTTTGTCGGTGAGCAAAGTAGTGCCGATGGAATTACCGGATCAAAACTCTATGGCTTAGACCTAAGTGATGCCGGGTCTCTATCTTTCGGACTCGACCCAGAGGCTAACAAACCTCCTTTCCTAGAAAGAGAGGGTATAGACCTTGATGGTATGTCCCCCCTGAGTGGCTACAAAGTCATATCAAAGATATTCCCACAGGTAGCTACTGATAACACTGATAAGAAATTTGTCTTTACTTTTGGGTCTACTGATTTGATGGGGTCTAATACAGACTACAGTTCAAGTACTTCCTTTGATGGCGCTACAGATTACAAGATTGATACGCGAGAGTCTGGAAGATACTTGTCTTACAAGATGACTGTAACAGATGACAAAGACTTTGACTTTTTAGGATTTGATTTGGATGTATTAACTACTGGTAGGAGGTAGGTATGACTAGACCTTTAGTCGGTTATAGGCGTAACACACCTCCCATCTTGAAACCTAAATCTCCCAAAGTACACGGCATAGATAATCGTTTGCCTCCTTTGGAATTGCCTACGACTCCCTCAGAGAAATACATGGGGGAGGAACTACAGAGAATTGAGAACAGACTTGATACGGCTAACCGAGTTACAGAAACAGTAAACGATGGTGTTGTCGAAGTTAATCAGACTGTTATAGATATTGCCGCCACGGTAGAAGATAACACTGCGGCTATAGCTCAAGAAGCTGTAGTACGAGCAGGAGCAGACTCTGCTTCAGCACAGTTAATTACTGATTTGTCTGCTACGGTGGTTACTAACCAGAGTACTAATACTGCTTCTATCAACAATACACTTACCGCGATGGCTACAGCAGACTCTGCTTTAGCTTCAGATATTACTACGCTAAGTGCTACGGTCGATACTAACGAGGCTACTGCCGAGGCTCTTGTAGTCACCGAGCAATCAGCAAGGGCAACCGCGTTAGAAGCAGTAGCGACCGATATAACAACTCTGAATGCCACAGTCACTACCAATGCGGCTACAGCCGCGGCCGCAGTTACTAACGAACAAACAGCAAGAGCAACTTCTGATTCTGCAATAGCTTCTGACATTACTAGTTTAACTGCTACGGTATCCTCTGGCGATGCCGCTAATGCCGCTTCCATAGTTGTTGCAGAGGCGGCAATCGTTGCGGAGCAGACTGCTAGAGCAACAGCAGATACTGCAACTGCTTCTGACATTACTAGTTTAACTGCTACGGTTACAGGAAACGACACTGCTCAATCAGCCGCAATCACTAATGAACAAACAGCTAGAGCAACAGCCGACTCTGCCATAGCCACTGATGTTACTAACCTGACTACAACAGTGTCTGACAACAACAATACTCTTACAACTTCAATTAGTAATGAACAAACAGCAAGGACTAATGCCGACTCTGCCATAGCTACAGACGTTACTAATCTTACATCTACAGTCAATGGTGTTTCAGCCTCTGTAGTCGTAGAAGCCTCAACAAGAGCTAGTGCGGATACTACTGCGGCTGACGGAATTGCTACTTTAGAAGCCAAATACGGTGTAACTCTTAACTCTAACGGCTACATTACCGGATTCTCCCAGAACAATGATGGAACTACTGGTAGTTTTAAAATAATAGCTGATGATTTCCGCATTATTGACCCAAGTGATACTTCAGGCGAGTCAGGGACTCAAGTGTTCTCTGTCATCGACGGTGTAGTGACAATGGGTACTGCCCATATCGGTAACTTGACGATTGGTACTGGTAAAATCACTGATAACGCTGTGACCGCCTCTGCCTCTGTAAATATCGTAGGACTCAACAATGAAACAGTCACAAGTACTACCCTAGTAGATCTTTTATCTCTAACTTTTACAGGTTCAGGTGCTACAGCAGAGGTATTAGGTAACTTTGGTGCGGATGGTTCGGGCAAGAATTTATTACAGATTTATTACTATTTAAACAATTCTCTAGTCAAGGTGAGGAATTACTCAGCTAGTGGACTTGAAGCGTTCCAGACAACCACAGCGGTTGGCTCAAACACTTTAATTGTTAAAGGTCGTAAGTCCTCAAACAGTTCAGGCAACGCCATCATTACTGGGGCGTACCTACGAGTACTGGAGTTAAAGAAATGACAAAACAGTACACAGTCATAAATACCAATACGAACGCTGTATTGCGGCATGTAACTTGTTTAGAGAGTGACAAAGAAGCTAACTGTTCGGTAGGCGAAACTATTGTTGAAGGTATCCTAGAGCCAGAGCAAGCCACTGACAGTGTAATGGATGTTCTACGTGCCGTAAGAGACGACCTTTTGGCATCTTGTGATTGGACTCAAGTAACTGACAGTCCTCTCACAGAGTCCCAGAGAGCAGAATGGGCTACCTATCGGACAGCCCTGCGTGACTTACCTAGTAGTAACTCTTCTACAACATCTATCGAAGATGTGACTTGGCCTACAGAGCCTAGCTAGGTACTCAAACTAGGAGGCAATAACGTGGCTAATCTACTCGTAGATGACAAGTTAAAAGCTCAAGTCAAAAACTTTGAAAACACCATTAAAAATGAAGTCGAATCTGGAAACGCTGAGTGCGCTATGGATCAGACAACATTAAGGCACTTCTATGTGCCAATTAATGAAGAGTATGGCTGTGGTACATACACCAGAGAACTTACTGTTCCCAAAGGTATGTCTTTTACTGGCGCATTACATCGACACTCACACATGACTTTTCTTATGAAAGGTGAATTATTAGTAGTATCAGAAACAGGCAAGAAACACATTAAAGCACCCCATACATGGGTGACTCCCTCTGGAGCAAAACGTGCTTTTTATGCAGTAGAAGATTCTATCTTAACTAATGTGCATTTAACTAAGCACTTAGGAGAAGAGAATTTAGAACAAATGGAGGAAGAGGTTATTGCCCCATCCTACACAGCAATGGGACTAAAAGAACCCGATCTAACAATTTTATTAGCGGAGAAATAACATGGGATTTGTAACAGCGGCAATCATTGGTGGTGGTCTAGGAGCTATAGGCGGCTACATGGGAGGAAAACAGGCCGCAGATGCACAAAGGGATGCCGCAGAGATGCAAGCTGAAGGATTCCGATTTCACAAGCCTTACCTAGAGAGGTCTTACGATGCCGCTGAAGGATACCTGTCTGACTCCATAGATAAAGGAGCTTACCAAGGACAAACTTATGCAGGACAAAACCCCTACTCAGCCGCAGGAAACAACTATATCGGTCAAATGGGTGCGATGGGCGCACAAGGCGCGTTTGATATCACCCAAGCAGGCCAAGGTTTTGCTAACAACTATCAAGACCTCTACCAATCCTCACAAGGAGATAGACTCCAAAACGCCCAAGACTACGCTCTAAACAATTCTGGTGGCTTAGTTGATGCCGCTATGCGTGATGATAAGCGTAACCTACAAGAAAACACTCTCACTGGCATAGATCAGGCCGCTAGTGGTTCTGGCAACATGAACTCTAGTCGCGCAGGCGTAGCAGAGGCAGTCGCTAACCGTGGATATGATGATCGCAGGGCAGATACCACTTCAATGATTAACAGAGACTTAATGAATCAGTCTATGTCTCAGCAGAATCAACAATTTAAAGATCAAATGTTAGCTAACCAAGGATTACAGCAGTCTTACTCGCAGGGCATTAACTCAATGGGTGCTATGGGTGACTTCATGACAGGCGCAGGAAACAATATGCGTAACTATCAGCAAGGATATCTGAATGATCAGAAATCGCGATTTGAGGACGATAGAGATTTCGCTTTAAATCAGCAAATTAGATATCAGCAAGGAATCTTAGGTAACGCAGTCAACAATTCTCCTCAAAACCCAGTACAGCAAACAGCAAGCCCAATGGCGGCCGCGTTTGGCGGTGCTATGCAGGGCGCAAGCGCAGGCATGGGTTTTAGTGATTGGTACAGCGGTCAAGGTAATCCTAGTGGTGGTACTGGTAACGCAGGCGGTACTGGTAAAACTTACGGTGGAATGGGGGCTATGTAATGAATAATAATTATGGAGTACTTCACCAACCGTTTAGCTCCCAATACGGCCCTAGCCAAGCCATCCTTTCCCCAATGGAACAGAAAAGATTAGCGGATGAAGAAATAGCTAAACGCAGAGCCGCAGAGGCAGAACGCCAAGGTAAATTTATCCCTATGACTCAACGGCAGTTTGGTTCTGCACATGAGGCAGGACGGACTACAACCGCGTCTGGAAAACAAGTTGGAGGTATCATAGGTGACACAGCAGTGGCTAGTTACGATGGTGCTGTAGGTGGGTACAAAGGTCTTTATGACTTAACCGCACCCGTTGTTGAAGGTGTCGAAAACTTTGGCAGGGGTATGCTTGGTATGGACGAGAATACTGAGGAAGGTTTCAGATACGCTAACCAACCACAGCAACAACCACAGCAACAAGCACCGCAACAACCACCGCAAAATGATCCTAACCAAGGAATTTTAGGAAGTGAATTATCGCGTGTGAATTTTAATGATACTTATCAATCAGATGCCCCAGATATAGATATGGGTGGGAAGGGTGTTTTACGCCCAGAAGAAACACACACGATGCCTGATGGCACTGTCATGCCAGGAATTAATCATGAGGCTTATGAGCAAAATAATGCTTCACCAGTAGAGGCCGCAGTAGAAGAGGTAGTCGAGCAGTCGGTTGACCCAGTTACTACGATTGCCGAAACCCCTGTCACTCAAAGAGCCAAGACACTACAAAACATTAGTCAAGCCGCAACCATAGATCGGTCTGGAACAGCTACAGGCAACAAGCGTGATCAAACTAGAATGAACATTCCACGAATCGGTATGCAAGAAAAGCTGATGCGTATCGGGGGTGCAATCACTGGCGCGTCTACACAAGGTCTTTCTGCGGCTATGGCGGCAGGAGCAGGCGCATACGGTGGCCTGAAAGACGAAGAGAGACGCTTACAGCAAGTAGATACTCAAAACGAGATGGCTATGCTTTCTAAATTGAGAACTATGAGTAAGCCTACTGCCGCACAAGAGAAGCAAGAAGGAGAAAATAGACAAACCTTCATTAATACACAATCAATGTCCCAGAGGCAGAGTTTCTTAGCAAAAAGATTGGCCCAAGAAGGTGACAATGTTACTGGATTGAAAGATGGCACTTACGGTAAAGCAAAAGACAATATGTTAGGCAATCCAAGAGCAGAACTAAGATTGTCACTAGAACAAGAAGCTGTAAATGCCACCCTCGTTTCAGTAGCCCTAACTAAAGGTGCTATCTCTAACAGAGAAATGGAATTATTTATGAAACCAATTCCTAAAATAGCCATGAACCAAGAAGCTACTTGGATTGCATGGTTAGAAATGCAAAGTGCCTTAAATGCTATCAAAGCTAAACGATATGATCCTAGTAACGTGAACTCTGATGGATCATTGAAAAGCCCAGTACAAGCCGATGCTGAAGCCTCTGCCGAATTAGAGCAACTTTACCAAAACTTGCTAGATTCTGGGTACGAGAAAGGTGGTGGTCAAGGACAATCTGTCCCTGAAGATGATGATGAGCTATTTAACATATAATTAGAGGTTTACATGGCTATACAACGTACTCCTGAAGAATACAAAGCCGCATACGTCCATCATAAATCTCAAGGTAATTTAGATAAAGCAAAAAGAGTAGCAAATCTTTACAGAGAGACACTAAAGCCCCAAGCAACCGACAATGCCTTTGAATACTCTACAGATCAAGCCCAAAGAATGGGCGGCAAAGGTTTAGAAGCCATTGGTCGAGCCACTGGTATTAAAGGTGTCGAAGACTTTGGTACAGGTGTTGTAGAACAGCAAGATAAAGACATAGCCCAAGGTGGATACACCCCCAAATACAACAAATCCCTCAGAGATACTTTTAATGAAGATGGTCTTGAGTCGGCAGTAGGTTGGTTAGGTGAGAAAACAGCAGAGAACTCTGTGTCCGGTGGTGTTGCGTTAGGCGGTGGCCTTGCTACTGCCGCAGTAGCTACGGTATCTGCCCCTGCGGCCGCAGTAGTTGGTCTTGGGACTATAGCCGCAAGTGGAACTATGGGTGCAGGCGAAGCCGCCTTTGAGCAAGAAGAGAAAGTAGGTGACTATGATGCCGCACTAGCTTCAGGACAAGGCGTTTTAATCGGTATCCTAGATAGGTTTGGTGCAAGTAAGGTAATTCCTGCGTCTAAACTCTTAAAAATGACCCCCAAGGAAATAGTAGATACCCTTAATAAGAAAGGTTTTGCCAATGCCGCTAAACAAGTGGCAAAGAAGACAGGAATAGAGGGTGTAACTGAGGTTGCACAGGAAGGTGTCTCTATGGCAGGCGCGGCATCTCGCGGTGGTGAGTACACTCAGAAAGAAGTCGAAGATAGATCAATAGATGCGTTCGCTCTAGGTTCTACCAATGCAGGCGCAGTACAAACAATTACCGGAGGTGCAAGCCTCGTTCGTGGTAAGCCTGCTAATTTGAGCGATAGAGCCTCACAGGCTACTTTTGCACAGCGTCTTGATGCCTTGGCTAGAGAGGGCAACGCTGAAGGTAAAGAGTTTGACCTTTCAGACTTAGACACTACCTCTGGCAAGGGTGTTAGGGCATTAATGGATTTAGCACACGCTAAGATTGCCTCAGAAATAACTAATTTAGAAAGTGAACTCAGTTCTTTCTTAAATATTAACGACAAGACTCTTACTTCAGCGCAGAAATCTGACAGAACTAGAGTCAAGAAGATGCTACAGCAGGCTAGAAACAAAACTAAGTCGGTAGTAGGTAAAAGTGACTTTGATTTACTTAATCAGCTTGTAGGTGGAACAGCCGATGGCAAGCGCCTTATTAATGTAGTCAAAGAAAGCCAAGAGCAGACCAAAGTTTGGAATGCAGGCATGAAAGGTGGTGTGTCTAAGTTCACCGATAACGTCAATCCTTTACCACAGAGTAGTAATTACAGCGGCCAAGCCGCTTTAACTAATGCTATCCGTGGAGTTAGTGCCGCAGGGGTTGCAGGAGCAACCGCAGGCGCGTCTATTCCCTACCAAGTAGGTGCAGTAGTAGGTGGACGTTTAATTGATGGCATTACAGGTAGACGATCTAAAGTTAGACGCTACATTAAAAATAATCTTAAAAATGAGGGTCTTGGAACAGTATCAGGACTCGGTGAAAGGGATAAAAACTTAGCAAAAGCTAAAGCCGCTAATGAAAAAGCCCAAGCTAAAACCGAAGAAAAAAGACAAAATGAAAGGGCCAAGCGATTCTTCTTATATACCGAAGGTGCGCCCCCAGTAGACAATAGCCCAGAAGATATCTACCAAAGATTCACTGGTATGGACAGAGCAGGACTTGAGGCCACTATTGCAGAGGCACTTGAGAATCCTAATCTTGATCCTACAGTAAGAGACAATCTAGAGACTCTAGTAGAAAGCATGAAATATGGCGAGAAAGTATCTGGATTTGCTGTGAACTACATTAATCTTTTAGCGAACAATAATCCTGAAGTAGCCAATCGCAGAGTCAGACCAATCGAAAATCCAAACGGTCTTAACACAGCAATAGCTATCGGTGGCGCGTCTGGCCGTCCTATCACTCCAAAAGAGCAGGGCAAGTTAGACAACAACGCAATCGTCAATCAACTTAAAAAAGATTTAGAAGCTGATGTATCTCTAAACACTAGAGAGCGCGAACAAATTAGTAAGGCGCTAGACAAGATGCTTTACGATTTAGGTAAGAACCCTGTAGATACAATGATTTCTATAGAAAAAGCATTAATTGCTAGTCAGATACCTCAAGTGGCTGTCGCACGTTACGTTAGTGCTTATAAAGATAGAGTTATCCAACAACAACAAAGAAAAAAAGGTGGTGATACACCTCCGACCGATCCAGAACCTACCCCATCCCCTATTGTAGGAGTAGACGGACAACCGATACAGCCACAGCCGCCTATAGTTCAACCAGAACCACAGCCGCCTATAGTTCAACCAGAACCACAGCCGCCTATAGTTCAACCAGAACCTCCATCTTTTCCTGAACCAATTAATATGCCAGATGGTGATGGTGTAAAAGAACAATTACCAAAAGCCAAAATAATAGCAAGGCAATTTGATATTGGTAACAAAGGTTCTATATGGGAAAAAGGTATTGCCACAATCGAAGACTTTATGGACATGGCTAAAGCATTAAATTTATCTTTGTATATCGCCAACACTCAGGACGCTTTTAACCAAAAAGCTAGAAGTATGGGTTACACCACAGGCCCGACCACAAATGGGTTTTTTGGCACTAATAGAGATGGCAGAGGTGGTGTAGCACAAGTACGTGGATCGAAGAGAGTATACACGCCACTTGGTATTCTTATGACTACTGCACATGAAGTTTCTCATGCTGTCGAGCATTGGAATGACCAAAGACAGCCAAAAAGAAGAGTCCCCCATAACCACCCTGAAAGTAAAGGCTTAGAAACCACACATAAAGGTAGTTATCGACACCACTTAAATGAACTTGTAGGCAGTGATGATCCCCGAGCAAAAACTATAAGAGATGAGATCAACAATTTACAAGACCTCACTCAAGTATTTTTTGAAAAGAATCCTGCATTGGGATCGGATTACATAAGATTTAAGAATGCAGGCGGAAGGGCGCAATTTGAAGCAAAGTTAATTGAGTATATTAAGAAAATTGAAACTTCAGGTCTGTCGAATGCAGAAATTCTTAGGCGAACTAAAATCGCAAAAAACAGGGTGAAGTCACACATTAATTATGTAAAAGACCCTGCCGAGTTTGCTGTCGATCCAATTTGGGTTTACATGGCGAACCCTACACTTTTCAAGGCTATAGCCCCAGAGACAGCCAAAGATATACAGCAATTCTTTAAAAATTATAATAAAGATTTCCCTATCAGCTTCCACGCTAACCCAATGGTTACAATCCTTGCGATTGTACTTGCAGGAATGGCGGTTACTGGAAAAGATGAAGAGGAAGAGCAACGACCTGTCCAACAAAGCCTCCCCCCCGGTCAAGGGATTTTAACTGTATAAACCACATAAGGAGAGTTATGTGAATAGTAAAGCAATGGACTTAGTGAAGTATCTAAAAGCCATACAGCGAGTAAAAATGACGAGCCTATTGTCAGAATCACAGAGGATGGCAGTTTATAAAGACCTTAAATATGAATTACCTCCAGAAATGTACTGTGTATCGTGCAAAGAGACACGGCAGATTATAGAAAAAGTACTTGAGGATCACATAGATGTCGGAAAGAAAGAAGAGGGTAAAAGCCCCACCAAAACCACTAAAAAATCCAAACATGATCCGAGAGAAGAACAATTACTTCTCGACCCTGATGTCAACACCAGAGGGAAGGGCGCTAAGAAAAGAGTGGTCAACAAAACCGCGCAAAAACGCAGGCAGGCCGAAGGGAGTGCCTGATGGATATCGTAAAGAAACGATTGAACCCCTGCGCCAAAAAGCTAAACAAGAAGCAAAAAAGGTAGTAGAGATTATGTCAGACAAATTTAACATAGAAGACGAGTATCAGAAGGAAGCTCTATCGACTGCGGTTGAAGTCATGCGCCTTGTCGGTGAAACGCGAGAAAGATTAGCGGCCGCACGTTTGGTATTAGATTTCACTAAGAGTAAGCCTGCAAGTAAATCAGATGTATCTATATCAAAAGCTGAAGATTTTCTTGCGTCACTATTGTCACAAGAGGATGAGCAACCTAATGGACAAGAAACTAGCACAGATACGGAAGAGGCTACTGACTGATTTCAGGTTCTATTCCAATGCCGCTTTAAAGATTAGAACTAAGGTAGGCGCAATTTCACCCCTCGCATTAAATTCAGCACAGCAAATCTTAGATAAAGCAGTCACCAATCAATTATCAACCGAAGGTAAAGTCCGAATAATCATCCTAAAGGCAAGACAGCAAGGTCTGTCTACCTATACCGGAGGATATTTGTATTACGCAGTTAGTCAAAAGCCTGCCTGCAAAGCAATGGTAATTACACACCATGCCGACTCTACACGCGCACTTTTTGATATGACGAAAAGATTTCACGAACACTGTCCTGACATACTAAAACCACATACGAAATACAGTTCAAGAAGGGAGATGAATTTTGATGTTCTTGATTCTAGTTTTGTGGTGTCAACGGCAGGCGGTGAGTCGATTGGTCGCGGTGAGACGCTCACACACGTTCATGCAAGTGAGCTTGCGTTCTGGCAAAAGTCAACGGCCTTGGATAACTGGAATGGACTTACTCAAGCAGTTCCAAATGCTAAAGGTACAGCTATCTTTGTCGAAAGTACGGCAAATGGTGCAACCGGAGTTTTTGCGGATTTGTGGCGAGGTGCTGTGGACGGTACAAATGGTTACGTACCTGTCTTTATTCCTTGGTTTACAGACCTATCTTACCGTGAAGAAGTGCCTAGTAACTTTGAAAGAACGCCTGATGAAATAGACTTGGCAAAGCTGTATACCCTCGATGATGAACAGTTAATGTTCAGAAGACGAAAGATTGCACAGAATGGACTAGATTTATTCCGACAGGAATATCCAAGTGAGCCTGATGAAGCATTCTTGACTACTGGTAGACCAGTGTTTAACCCAGATCAGATTGTAAAGTCTATGGACAAAACTCAAGACCTAAAAGAGCGTTTGGCTCTAGAGGGTGGCGAGTGGCTTAACAATGCTCGTGGTGAACTAAGCACTTACAGAGAACACGAAGAGGGCGAACAGTACGTTATTGGTGCTGATGTCGCGATGGGTGTGAGAGGGGGTGACTATTCAGTTTGCCAAGTACTTGACTCTAAAAAACGACAGGTAGCAACTTGGCGAGGTCATGTACATCCTGACTACTTTGCAGAAATTCTGTATGCCTTGGGTGAGTACTACAACGAAGCCTTTATCTGTGTAGAGAACAACTCTCACGGAATCCTAACGTGTACACGGCTAGGTAAAGATATGGCTTACCCTCACTTTTTCACTGAAACCCAAATAGACAAGCTAACGGACAGAGAAACTCTGAAGCTAGGTTTCACTACAACTTCTAAAACAAAACCTTTAATTATTGACCAACTACGAGCCGCCATGCGCGAGGAGCAGTTAGAAGTTAATTGTAAGGTCACGCTACGCGAAATGCTTACTTATATCGTTACCGAAAGTGGCGCAATGCAGGCTGAAGCAGGATGTTATGACGATTGTGTCATGGCATTAGCCTTAGCAAATCATGTTCACACAGGTGCTTGGACTCCGGTGGAATCAACAGACTCATACTACATTGAAATGGTTTAAATTATGGCTAAGAACAAAGACTACAAGAAACTGACAGACACAGAAATAGTCTCTCTAGTAGATGAAAATGTAGGCACATCCGTTGGCTATCACGATTCTGAGTTGAGTCGAGAGCGCACAAATGTAATGGAATTTTATAGTGGTGAGAAGCCTAAACCCATTCATGATGGCAACTCAAAGTATGTATCGCTAGATGTCTACGATGCAGTCGAGTCAATGAAAGCTAGTTTGCTTGAGGTATTTAGTAGCGGCAACAAGATCGTCAATTTTGCTCCACAAGGCGCTGAAGATGTGAAGATGGCGGCTATATGTACTGCTTACACCGACTACGTAGTAAATAGACAGAATGATTTGTACTCAATCATGTCTAACGTGATTCACGATGGCCTAATCGCTAGGGCAGGAATCGCTAAAGTCTTTTGGCAAAATCAATCAGAAACTACCTCAGAATACTTTGAAAACATTACTGAAGATGAACTTGATGCAATGCTTATCGAGGACGATGTTGAACTAGGTGAACATGAGGAGGATGAAATAGGGTTGTTATCTGGTGAGTTAAGAATAACTAGAGATACAAGCCAAGTCATTATTGAGAATATCGCACCCGAAGAATTTTTAATTGAATCACAAGCTAAATCTATGGATAGCGTAGCCTTTTGCGCCCATAGAACTAAAAAAACTCTCTCTGACTTACGCTTAGAGGGTTACTCAGAAAAACTGATCGACAAAATAGCTGACCATAATGATGTGACGATGGGGACTGATTTAGAAATCCTTTCACGCCACAACTCCATAAACTCAGACAAGGGAATGAATGATACCGAAGGGTATCAAGATCAAGTTCGGTCTGTAATGGTTCATGAAGTTTATATGGATTTAGATATTGAGGGATCGGGGGTTGCAGAGCTATATAAGATAATAAAAGCCGGTAACGTGCTTCTCGATAAAGAGAAGGTCAATAGAAGACCCTTTATTACATTTGTTCCACTTCCGATTCCTCATGCTTTTTACGGTAACAACTTTGGCGAAAAGCTAATTGCTACTCAGAATGCACGTACTGTATTGACCCGATCCATCCTTGATCACGCAATGATTACCAACAATCCTCGATACACAGTACTAAAGGGTGGGCTAAGTAATCCACGCGAATTGATCGACAATAGGGTAGGCGGTCTAGTCAATGTGACACGGCCAGATGCTATTTCCCCAATGCTACAAGCCCCACTGAACCCTTTTACCTTCCAACTTCTTAATACACTTCAAGAAGACAAAGAAGAAACTTCAGGTATCAGTAGTCTCAGTCAAGGCTTAAACAAAGATGCAATTTCCAACCAAAATTCGGCCAAGATGGTCGAACAACTTGCAACTATGTCACAGCAAAGGCAAAAGATAATAGCTAGGAATTTTGCTAGTCAGTTCGTAAAACCTCTATATCAGGCTGTATATCAGCTATGTATAGAGAATGAGTCTGAAGAGAAGATCATAGAGATAGGCGGTGATTTTGTTGAGATCAACCCAAATGATTGGGCTGACAGGCGAGATGTAACAGTCGAGTTGTCTCTAGGCTATGGCGAACAAGAACGTGAATCGCAAAAGTATATGGCGATGCATCAACAATTCCAATCTGACCCAAGACTCCAAGAGATGTACACGCCTGAAAACCAATATGCATTGGTTACAAAGGTTATGGAGTTGTCTGGAATCAAGAATGTTTCTGACTACTTAACTAGCCCTGATCAAATACCTCCAAAACAGCCCGATCCACAACAAGAGCTGGAAATGGAGTTAATGAAGAAACAGCTTGAAGTTCAAGAGCGTCAAACAGCGTTAGGTGAGATGAAAGCCAAGATGGATATACAAAATGCTCAGATGAAATTAGAACTTGAGAAGATGAAAGCTGAGAACAACTTTGCCATTCAATCTGACAATGTTGATCTAAAAGAAGCTCAACTTAACCATAAGAAACTTATTGATAGCGCAGAACTCGTACTGGCTCAACAAGCAGATGAGATCGTCGCAATCGCAAGCCCGAATGGTTGATCCATTCACTAACCCCAAGCCCTTGAAGGAGAGCTAATATGAACGATGAACAATTAGTAGAAATTGGTAACGAAGCGGATGTACTTTTGAAAAATGAAACTTTCAATAAGTTACTAAACTTGATGGTAGATGGAACAGTACAGTCTTTTTTAACGTCTGCCGAAGATGAAACAGCGGAAAGAGAAAAAGCCTACAACCACTACCGCGCACTTACCGATATGGTCGCAACTTTGCGCCAGATGATCGAAGTTCGTGATCAAGTACACTCTAAAGACGAACCCATTACTGAAGAAGAATTAACAACTGAAGAGGAATAAGCACCATGTCCCAGGATAACGTGCAGGAAGATTTCAACTCAGGTTTAGCCGATGCATCTCTTAGTTTAGATGAAGCGGCAGAAGCCATTTTAGCAAACTGGACGGACGCTGAAGAGCCATCCGAAAAAGGTGAACTAGAGGCAACGGATGAGACTACGGATGAGACTGATGTAGAGGATTCTGAAAGCGAGGATGATGTAGAAACCGAAGAAGAAAATGAGTCTGAAGAAGACCCTGATGAAAGTGACACTGAAGAAGCTGATGATGAAGAAGAGGTGGAGTTGGAAATATCCGACGATACTCTTGTTGAACTCACAGTGGACGGTGAAACTAAGCAGGCATCTTTGAAAGACCTCAAAAGACTTTACGGCCAAGAAGCGTCACTCACAAGAAAGTCTCAAGAAACAGCAAACCAAAAGAAAGAAGCCAATGAAGCAATGCAACGTGCAGATGCGTCATTACAAGCGATGCTCAAACGCGCCCAAGACCGATACCGGCCATATCAAGAAGTAGACATGCTCCTAGCCTCACGGCAGATGGAAGCTGAAGACTTTGCGGCACTAAGGCAAGAAGCGCAGGCGGCAGAAAGCGATCTTAAATTCCTCACTGAGGAAGCTAATAGTTACTACGGTGAAATACAGCAAAAGCAACTCGTTCAGCAACAAGTACAAGCTAAAGAATGTATTGAAGTACTGAAACGAGATGTGCCTGATTGGTCTACAGACTTATATGACGAGATTCGATCACACGCTATTAGTAACGGTTTACCTGAAGACTCTGTGAACAACTACACCGACCCAAGTGTAATAAAGATTTTACACAAGGCGATGATGTTCGATCAGGGTAAGAAAGTAGCCAAAGCAAAGAAAGCAAAAGCACCCACCAAGATTTTACGAAGCAAGAAAGCACCCCCGACTAAAACTGACATAAAAATCAGCAAGAAGAACGAGATGCAAAACCGCTTACGTGCAAACCAAAGTGGTGTAACTGACCTAGATGATATTGCAGATGCACTAATGGCAAATTGGGATGCTAACTAACCCTTTTTTAAATTTTACAGGAATAAAATAATGACCCAGTTAATTTCGTATGATCTGGTAGGTGTTAAAGAAAACGTGCATGACGCGATCAGTTCAATATCGCCAAGTGCTACACCATTTTTGACAATGACCAAAAGCGAGAAAATCCACAACACTACTTTCAGCTTTTTAGAAGATAGTTTGAGAAATTCAAACGGTGGTAATGCGCTTTTAGAAGGGGCAGATGCTACCTTCACAGCAGTAGGACAGCCAACCACACGCTCTAACAACACTCAGATTATTGGTGAATCTTTCACTGTATCTGCAACTTCAGATGTTGTTTCTGTGTATGGAAAAAAGAAGCAGACGGCCTATAATTTGGCAAAAGTAATGTCTGTTCTCAAGAAGGACTATGAAGCCGCGTGTGTCGGTGTATCTCAGGCCGCAGTGGCAGGAAATGCTTCTACTGGACGTAAGATGGCTAGTATCGATCAGCAAATCTCTACTTCAGTAGATGCCGGAGCCGATGCGACAAATCCGCTTACAGAGGCTAAAATCTTGGAGCTAGGACAGACTTGCTACGTAAATGGTTCTGATCCGTCAGTACTAATGGTTAAGCCTGCCGACAGCACTATTATCGCAGGATTCGCCTCTAGTTCTAACCGGACTCGTGACTTGGGTAGCGATAAGACCCTAGTAAATACGATAGACGTATTACAGACGGCCTTCGGTTCTTACAAGGTTGTGATGTCGAGAGAGCAACTTTCGACCCACGCGTTCTTAATAAATCCATCGATGTTCAAGCAATGTGTTCTACGTCCTATGTCTCGTACTCTCCTTAGTAAAACTGGCGACAGCGACAAGCACCAATGTTTGATGGAAGTTTCTAACCGTCACACAAACTTTGGCGATTCAGGAATGATCACTGGACTTTCCTAAGTCCTGAGTAGTATTTGGGGTTGTTGATAGAAACTTGGGTTTTGCTCTCCTTAACAAGTTTCTGTCTTCAGCCCCTCTTTATTTTTAAGGAGGAGCGAATGACCGATTTTAAATACCATGATGTTGCTAATGAAATCCTACATAACAACGATGAAGAACATCTAACAATAAAAAAAACCCAATACATTCCACCATCTTTCTTGGACAAATTGAAGAGAGAGAGAGAAGACTCATTGAACCAGACCGAAGGTGAGTTCATGAGAGTAGCGTCTGTACCAGTGGCAGTTCACGAACAGTGGCTAAGAGAGGGTTTCGATATGATGAAAGAAACTCCAAAAGCCATAGTCCTGAGACTACAGCGCCAAGACCTTCATGCATTTATTACAACCAAAAAACAGGTATAGAAAATGAATTATGGAAGTATCAGAACTCACTTTAAAGCGGTACTAAACCGCTCAGACATTACAGACGCACTTGCTGATACTTTCATCGACCAAGGTATCGCAAGAATACAGCGTTCACTTAGAATCCCTGCAATGGAAACTCAACAAAACTATACGTTTACAAGTGCTACTTCATTTGTTGTTTTGCCTGCAAACTTCTTAGAGGCTATTGACCTCTACTATGACAATAAATCTTTGATCCGACTACCAATGCCTGAAATTCAGCGATTACGCGATGGTAATGAGTCGGGCAAACCTTGCTACTTTGCAAGAGAGGCCGCGAAGTTCTTACTCTACCCACAGCCTAGTTCAGGAAAACTTGTACTTAATTACTATGCGAGTTTCCCTGAGTTGACTTCGGATACTGATGAAAACATCTTGACAGGGATCGCCCCAGATTTAGTTATTTATTCAAGTCTGACCTATGCAAGTGACTACTACTTAGATGAGAGGAGTCAAGTGTTTGATCAGAAATACATTCAATTTATGACTGAGTTACAAGAACAAGCAAATGATCAAGAACTCATTGGGACGCTACAAGCAATTCGTCCTTCATACCATCTTTAAAAAGGAGAAATAACTATGGCTAAATCGTCATTCTTCAGTAGCAATGGTATCTCTCCAACTAATACAACTGCCTTGCAAAGTTCCGTTGCAACTGCGGCTAATAGTGCTACAAATGCTATCAATGCTTTCAATAAGTTTGATTCTAGATACTTAGGGTCTTTTGCATTACCACCAGATACTGATAATCAAAGTGCCGCCTTACAAGAAGGGGCGCTTTACTACGACACCCGTACAAAACTCCTTTATGTTTGGAGAGCTACATATTGGGAGTCGATTGGTGATTATTCCCTCCTGCTTAGAAAGGCAAATAATCTGTCTGACCTAGCGAGTCTAGAAACAGCACGAAAAAATCTATCGCTTGGCGATTCTACTTTAGACACTTACTACGTTAAATCCAGAGCATCCAGTGGTACAGCCATAAATGTTGAGGGGACTATTAGAGCCTCTGGTAGCGTAGATGCTACGACTTATAAACGTGAGGGTACTGTTTTTTTGGACAACATAGGTCAACTCACTAACGTCACTTTAGACGCAGGAAACTTTTAACAACACCCAAAACAAAACAATGAGGCTCTCCCCCCATGTCACAAACTATTAAAATCAAAAGAAGTAACTCAAACTTAGTACCCTCCGGTACTCTAGCACACGGTGAGTTAGCATACGGAACTGTAAGCGGATCAGGTACGGACGGTAAGTTAAGCATTGGCCGCCCGGGAACTTCGGCAGGAAGTGAAGTCAATGATGTAATCGGTGGTCGTCTTTACACAGTGGCTATCGATAACGCAGGCCACATTAATAACGCAAATTGTATTATCAGGCGACATGTTACCGACAATTCATTTGCGTCAGGAAAAATTACGGTTGAGTCAGGCGGTGTTCAGGTAAATGCTAACGCGGCAACAAGCACAACCGCAGGACACTCTAACAACTGGAATACGGCTTACACATTGGCGAGTGCGGCTCTAGGCAGTGGCGGTGGCACGATGTCCGGTGCGCTTTTGGGTACGACTGCATCATTTTCAGGCACAACTGCATTAAACAATTCATCTATTAACTTAGGTTTTGCTTCAGGCGCGGCCGAAATTAAAGCGAAGGGTAGCTCTGCCTCTCCGTCAGCACACCTTGATCTGCTCCGCACAAACGCGGCAGGAAACACTCTTTTCGGGTTGAGAGTTTTGGCCGAGGGAGGTCTCAGTGTCGGTAGTGGTGCTGTCACTATGGACGGCAATCTTGAAGGTGTTTATGCGCTTCAAATGTACGGTGCGATTTCTGGCGCGACTACTATTAATGCAACTTCAAGTGTGTCTGTTCCTACTGTCAATACCACAAATCTCAGCGTAGGCACGATTACTGGCCCAAGCGTGATGACGATTGATCCTGCCGGAACAGGAGCGTCTGGAGAACTCGTTATTCAAGGCTCTTTGACGGTTAAAGGCACTACGACAACTATCGACTCAAATACACTGTCAGTAGGCGATAGCCTGATCGTGTTAAACGGTGATGAAACTGGAACTCCAAGCCAAAACTCAGGAATTGAAGTAGAGCGTGGCACTCAAGGTAACGTAAGCCTCCAGTGGGTGGAGACAGGCACGACCAGTACAAGCTACTGGGCGGTGAATGATGCGTCAGGTGTTAGTCCTAATTTGTATCCGCTTCTTCACACTCGTACTGCACATCTTCAGACTTATGAGATTGAAGGTGGCTCGTTCTAAGCAACTTCATATCTCTCTTTGTCTACATAGACACCCTTTAATTTCAGGAGATGCCAAATGGCACAAACCATTAAACTCAAACGCTCGTCAGTCGCAGGGCGCGTCCCCACAACCTCTGATCTCGAATACGGAGAGATTGGCATTAACACAGCAGATGGTAAAATCTACCTGAAAAAATCAGGGGGTGGCGCACAAGTAATTAGCGCAGGATTCAGTGGTGACTATGGTGATTTAACTAATACACCATTTACTTTCAACAACATAACTGGAGTTAGTACTAATGCTGACTTAGGAGTTGTCTTCCATACTGGCGGCACAGCATTACAAACAGATGCAGGAGCTTCTTTTAGTTTCAACCCATCTACAAATGTACTAAAGGTTGCAGGATCGAATGTCCTTACAACTGCAACTCTTCCTGCTTATCCGACTAGCCTCCCTGCGAGTGGTGGTAACGCTGATACGGTTGACAACCTTCATGCAAGCTCGTTCATCAGAAGTGACGCTAATGATAGTGCTTCTGGAATTGTAAGTTACACCAACGGCTCTAACGCCTTATCTACCTCAAGTGGTGCAGTAAGAATAACAGGCGGTCTTGGTGTCGGTTACAACGTGTTTGCGAACTTGGTTAAATCTAATGTTCAAGGAACGCTTTGGGGGTCTTCAAACCATGGAAAAAATTCTGGATTGGATGCAGGGTTATTCGCAGGACTTGATTTACATGATACTCAGGGTACGCAAAATAATGCTAACAAAGTATTAAGAACACAAGTCAACGGCTACACAATGCTTGGGTGGATTAATACCACCAGTGGTTCAACCTCATCAACATTGAATAGAATTTACTGTTCTGAAGACGGATACATACGCTATCAGACTCCTGCTAACTTTGGTAATTCTATTGGCCCTCACATTAACTACAACGACCTCCAGAACAAACCTACTTTGACAACTGGTGCAACTGGAGCTACAGGGCCACAAGGGCCACAAGGAGTCCAAGGAAATACTGGAAATACTGGAGCTACAGGGCCACAAGGGCCAATCGGAAATACTGGCGCTACTGGTGCGGCCTCTACGGTTGCAGGCCCAACTGGGTCAACTGGGCCACAAGGAGCAACTGGTAACACAGGTTCTCAAGGTACAAACGGTTCTCAAGGTGCAACAGGAGCTACTGGAGCGGCAAGTACTGTAGCAGGCCCACAAGGTTCTACTGGCTCAACTGGGCCACAGGGTGCAACCGGAAACACTGGCGCTACAGGTTCACAAGGGCCACAAGGAAACACTGGTTCGACAGGTCCGGCAGGATCAACATCCTATAACGCAGGCACACTTGATAATTTAGATTCCACCGCTTTCGCAAGACTTGGTGGGACTAGTCACAATAGGACTATTCCAAATAGATGGTTTGCAACTGGTGACAATGACAACAATATAGATTATTACACGCACCTTTACGCTAAAGCCCATATGGGTAACACCTACAAGTACGGTACTTCTCGACCGGCAATAACCAGTGATTCAAACTATTGGGTCGGAGCGATGGGTTGGGGCGCGGTTAATCTCAATACTATATTTAGTTATGGGTCAGGATTTTGGGATGCTTGGAGCATGACTGATGCTCTTAATCGACCTTCTAACTACACCACACACTGGACAGGTTTAAATGCATTGCATTACTCTGCAAGCACTACCGCACAATATGGTATGCAGATGGCGATGGGTGTTGGTGATCCGTCACATACCTATTTGAGAGGTCAGTGGGGTGCAGGGGTTCGAGCTTGGCAGAAAATCTGGACTTCTGGAAATCACGGAAGCTCGTCTGGTCTCGATGCAGATCTACTTGATGGTTTAGACTTACATACTGGAAGAAATCACGACGTAAACAAAGTTGTAAGAACCGATGCCAATGGTTACATACAGGCAGGGTGGATCAACACAACAAGTGGTTCAACTACTGGCATGAATCGAATTTATGCATCAAACGATGGTTACATTAGATATGTCACTCCTACTACTTTTGGCTTAGGAATCACACCATATATCAACATGCCGACCACTGACACAACTTGGAACTACACAGGTCATGCAGGAAAAGCCGCTATATCTGGCCCGATTGGAACTCTAGGTGAAACTCAGAATGCTCATGCGGCAAGTCAAGGTTCTAGTAATCTTCGAGGTGTCGGTGTTAGTCACAACGGTAAAGTTTGTCAGGATTTCGTTGAGCAAACATGGACATTGACTAGAGCAGAATACAATGCAATGACGGCTAATCAGGCTTTCACCATGATAAGTTTGGGGAATGGTCGAGGTTCGAGTCCGGGTCGAGCGGCTATCGTGACCGAGTGTGTCTTGATGATGAAATACTCGGGCGTTCCTAACCAAGCTACGCTAAGTAGCTATACAGGCAGTTCTATCGAAATCTTATCGAGCAATGGCAGTAGTCAAAATAAGATTGCAGGATGGATGGGTCATGTATTAGAAAGTATGTGTAAAAACTCTAATGCACGATGTGAATTTGCGTATCAAGACCGAACGTATCGACGTTACTGGGCTGAAGAATCCATTGCATTTTTCAAACAAGACAATTCACAGCTACACGTAGCCGTCACGCATTTGTGCATAAAATTACGATATAAAGTCTTCGATGGAGCAAATTTCTAATGGCAATCACATACACATACGAGTTTCCAAAACAGCCTAAAGTCGCAAGCCTCACGCACGAGGGTGAAGTTTATGAAAACCTTCTTCAGGAAATTGAATACGTAAAAACTGGGACGGATGAAAACGGTATTTCAGCTTCTTGGACGGAGACAGCGTACTTTGCCTGCGACGAATACTGGTTAGACCTTGATTCGCTAATTCCATTCGCTGATCTTACAAAAGACAAAATAATTCAGTGGATAGAGGGTCTTGGAGGAAATTGGGTAAACAAACAAATCGACCAATTACTAGCCGAAAAACAAAACACAGTCGCATTACCATTTTAAATAAAAAGGAAAGAGAATCATGGCAGTAACATACGAAATGCTAGAAGAGTTCGATGGAACTCGTGTCAACGAAATCCCCGATCCCGACAATGAGGGCGAGACAATCAGCGAGACTGTCACAATAAGAGATTTGAAAGTGAAATTCACGCAAGGCGATGTCGTTCATGAGAGGCTTGTAAACGTCAGTTATGACGCAGACGGTGCTTACGACGATGATGCAACTAAGGTTGTATGTGAATCAGTCGCTATGGGTGTTGAGCATAACATTCGACTTGGAGTAATTTCATAATGGCTAAACAAGGTCTGTACGCCAACATAGCCAAACGTCGAGCTTCAGGCAAAGCACCGCGTCCAGTGGGTGCGAAGGGCGCTCCTACGAACTCTGATTTTAAAAACGCGGCTAAGACTGCTAAGAAAAGGAAATGACTGAGATGGCTACAGTAAAGGAAACTCTAATTAGGCTAAATGCACATGAGAAAGAATGTCTAGTGCGTTACTCAGATATACAGCGGCAACTGGAATTAGGCAGAAGTAACATTGCGCGACTAGAGAGAATGGTCATAGCTATCTACCCATTCATTATTGCCGCAATCGCTTTTGGAAAATGGTATTAGAAGTATGAAAAAAGACGAATACAAGTATTTCAAAATAGAAGACTTTGATTGTCAAGAGACAGGTGAGAACGAGATGGATAAATCTTTTATACACGCTCTAGACCACCTTAGAGAGGCTTGCGGATTCCCATTTAACATAACCTCTGGCTACCGTTCTCCGACCGGACACTCTATTGAGAAAGCTAAAAAAAATCCTGGCACTCATGCCCATGGAATTGCCTGCGACATCTACGTAACAGGTGGTCGGCAGAGGATGCAGATCGTTAAACACGCATCAGCAATGGGTATGTCCGTAGGTGTTGCAAAAACATTTGTTCACGTTGATACACGAAAGACAGAGCAGATGTGTTGGTGTTACTAATATGTGGAAATCAGCGGTATTACTCATGTTGCTCTCTACTTTAACAGTAGCCCAAGAGTCTGAGCCGATGGGGGACACATCTTCAGACAACAATCAAGATGGATCACTCAACACTAATACCGTAGGAAGCACTGTTAGTAGTAACAATGTCAGTGTGGATGAGTCAAAAACAACTAACTACAGCGGTGGCAACTCCAGTGGGATGCCAGTAGGTTCGGCTATTGCTCCGTCTTATATGAGCAATGGCATGGAGACTTGTCTACAAGGTAGCGGTGGCTCAATTCAAACTGGCCTCATAGGTATTACTAAGGGGTCTTATCAAGCAGACCCAGACTGTAACCGCAGACGCGACAGTAAACTGTTATCTGACTTAGGTATGAAGGTAGCGGCCATAGCGTTGATGTGTTCTGACGTAAAAGTTTGGAGGTCTTTATTTATCTCTGCCACACCTTGCCCAATCCTGATCAAAGGTAAGTTAATTGTAGGCAAACGAGCATTCTTAGTGATGAAAAGTGAGCCTAGCCTGCACATACCGGACTACGGTGAAGTGAAAGTTAAACGAGCGGCAACTTGGACTAAGAAGCCACCCATACCGATATACACAAAAACTCAACTTTACTACAACCAAATCTTAGGCATTGGAGCGAAAGAGAATGAAATTGAAATCGAAGACAGCGGCTCTACTTTGTCTGTGTCTGAGCAGTTCCGTAGCTCAGTCGAATGAGTTAGACGATCTAATAAACACTTCTAGTGCCATTGTTGCCCAAATAAAAACTGGTGTTCTAATGACAGGCACAGCGATGGCTTATGCTAACACTGGTGCAGGGCTGTCCAACGGTGAAATGGCAGGCACAGCATATATTAGTACTGCTCAAGTCGAGGCTTATAATTCAGCATTAAGCGGTTATTCGACTTACCTACCTTATGGGTCGAGCCAAACCTATCTTGAAGAACAAGCGCAAGCACAGATCGAATTAATGAATGAAGCGGTTAGTACGTTTGTCGAGGTCGTTGTCGATATATTGGCTGTACAAGAGATAGCTGAATTATCAGCCGATGCGGATACTCCAGATGATCAGGCCGCTCTACAGACTTATATCGCTGACAACACT